AGAACAAATTAGAAGTAGATGACAAAGCAGATTTAGCATAAGAAATATACCACCAGGGGATGAGTACAGAGTACGCGTAAGAACAGTTAATACTCAAGGGTACACTTCTGAGTTTATACAAGCTAAGTTTACTTTTGACCCTTCAGATATAGGTATACCAAGTGAAGGTGTAATTGGAGCAGGATTAAATCAACAAATTGCTAGAGGTGGAACTTTAACTACAGGAATGAGTATAGGCAGTGCAAACGGTACTGTAACTTTTGATTCAAGCACTTATACATTTACTCCACCTACTGGAATCCCTAGTATATCTATAGCAAGTGGTAATACTAATTTTACTCAACAAAACTTTTCAAGTTTAGCAAATGGTCAAACAGGTTATTTATTATTCGATTATGACGGAAACTTAGCAAGAGGAAATACAAGAACAGACGTATTAAGAGCAGTCGTTGCTGGAACAGATAATGTAGCAGCTACAGCTACTGGAGGACAACCATATTACTTTAGCTTCTTTAAAAGATTAGGACAATCAAATGAAGACTTAAGTCAAGCAAATGGTACTTTTAGTTTAGAAAGATTTAGTTCAAATGTAGTTGGGTCTTCCACAACATTTTTATCAGACTTTAGAGCAGGGGACTTAGTAATATTAGACGATGCTGGAGCTTCTCGTTTTTGGGCAAGAGTAGCACATATTGAAAATGATACTTCAATGACTGTAGCTAGTGGCTCTGACAGAACATACTCAGGAGCCAACTTATTTGCACAATCATTAAGATTCGATAGACAGAAAGATACTGTAATAGCTTCAGTACTAAATACTGGAGGTACATTCTCTTTAGTTAATTTTGCTAGTGGAGAGAAAGGAGCAGACGGACTGCCAGGTGCAGATGGTGAAGATGGCTCAGCAGGAGAAGATTCAAGAACAGTAAACTTAACTATAGGTGACCAAGCATTTACCTATGCAAATACAGGAAGCACTCCTTCTCCTTCAAGTACAACAGTAACAGCTACTGCATTAAATACAAATGGAACTGTATATTACGAGTTTTTCTTAAATGATGTAAGTCAGGCAAATACTACTACAAATACTTACACATACACACCTCAATCTTCTTTCGGCAATATGCCTGATAAAATAGAAGTTCAAATTAGAGATAGTGGCTCTGCAGCAATTAAAGCTAGAGACCAATTAACAGTATACGGTATAAAACCTGGAACAGACGGAACAGACGGTGATGATGGTGCAAATGCGATAACTGTTATATTATCTAATGAAGCGCACACCATGCCTACAACTAATCAGGGTTCAGTAAATTATCAAGATTCTGGTACAGACATTATAGTATACGATGGAACAACTCAAGTTCCTTATGATGGAAGCTCTCCTTATGCTTCTCCTTCTTTTAGAGTATCTGCTTCAGGTACTAGTATTGGAGTAGGAACTGCAAGTACTGTTTCAACATACACAAGAAGATTTGGAGTACATAACTCCATGACTGCAAATAATGCAAAAGTAACTTATACTATTATAGTTAAAAATAGTGATGGCACTGAGTTTACATTTACAAAAGTACAATCATTATCTAAATCAATCGGAGGAGATGATGGTACTCCAGGAGTAGATGCATATACTGTAACTTTTGATAATGAATCACATGCTTTTGATGCAAATAGCAGTGGTACTATCAGTGATTTTACAACTTTTAGTTCAACTCCAAAAGTATATAAAGGAAGCCAAATATATAGCTATGATGCAAGTTCTCCTTATACTGCAAATAGTTTCAGGTATGGAACACGAACAGATGTTAACGTAAGTTCAGCAGTATCAAGTAGTGGAGTAGTTTCTTTAAATGCAAACTCAGCTATAGGAAGTGGTTCAACTCTTACAGGTAGCACAACTATTCCTATTATCGATAATTCAGACGGCGTAACAGTAGCAGTAAAAACACTTAATTTTGTAAAAGTAAATGCTGGTAGCATAGGTGTTGATGGGGTTAGAGGTTCAAGTATCTTTACTTTTGAAGAAAGTGATACTTCACAAATATCAGCAGCACAAGCAAGTAATTTTGCAGGTACTCTTAATAATGCCTCCGCACAAGCGGTAGCTTCAGCTGTAATAGCAAATGCAAGTGATAGCACAATAAGACCAAACGATAGAATAACAGTAACAGACAATAGTGCAGATGTTGCAGGTACAAGAATATATAACGGTTCTGCAGCTACTTCATCAGGTTCAATAACAGCAGCAAACTTTAGTTCATTAGTTGTTGAAACTTTCGATGGCTCAGTAATTGTTGAAGGAACATTACAAGCAAATAGATTAAGTGCAAATACTACATTTACAAATAGAGCAAATATAGCAAACACAATTCAATTAGGAACAAGTGGAGATAATGGTAAGTTTGTCACAGCAAATAAAACCACGTTTGCAGACGGGGACTTAGGTGTATACTTTGACGGTGCTGGTAATGTAAATATTGGACAGGATTCAGGGAACAAGTTTATTAAGTTCTATAGTGCAAACGGAACACTAGCTATAGGGCAATCCGTACAAATAGGAGCAACAGCAGCTTCTGCTATTGAAGCAGAAGTAGGAGCAGCAGCTGCAGCTTCAGCTGCGGCTAACTCAGCTTCAGACGCTCAAAATACGGCAGATAGTAAAGCTACTTTATCACAAGCAAACACAGCAGCTAATACAAATACCTTAGCAGGTGGAGCAAAAACTGGAGGTAGTGTTGGTGGGTGGACAATAACATCTAGCGCAATATCAGGAGGCTCTCCAACTGTACAAGCAAATAATTTTACAAACCAAGGAATACAATTAGCATCAGCAGGGTCAATACATTCAAAAGAGTTCTTTATAGATTCAGCAGGAAATGCAGAGTTCAAAGGTACAATTGTAGGAAACAATGTTACAATCTCAGGAACATTAACAACATCAAATATTACATTAGCTTCAACAGGAGCCAATGTAAGTGGTACTACTATTGGAACATTCTATCAGAATGATTTTAACTATAGATATCTTGGTGATGTGGGAACAGGAGCAGGATACTATGTAGGAAACATTTTAGTATCAGGAGTAGGTGGAACAGCTCACGTCAAAACATTACATTTTCATGTAAGTGACGGTTCTAATTTACATACTAATAGTACTACTACTGTTACTTTTGCTACTCAACAAGAATCTGGTCCATTTAGTGCAAGACTATGTAAAAATATTGACCATGCTATCCATGAATCTAGAGTATTCCCTCCAGTAATTGGAACAAATGGTACTGGTGGTACTTCAACTGATCCTAACTTTGCTTCAAGAACACAAGGAATGATTCCAGTTTCATTTAAATATGAAGGAACAGGAACAATAAATCTATATGTAGCAGCCCAAGGAGATAATAGTAGTTCTAAGCTAGGATTTATTAAATATAATTTTATTAAGTTTGGTACAACAGACCCAGCATTTAGTTTTAGTAATCTAACTGGACAATCACTAAGCACTACTCTATATGCTAATACACAAGTAACTGGAGGATTCCAAGGAACAAAAACAGTTTCAATAGCAGGTGGAAGTGCACAGTTTAAAATTGATAACGGTAGTTTTGGAACAAGTAGCCAACAAATATCAAACGGTAGTTATGTAAACGTACAAATGACTACATCAGCTTCAAACTTATCAACAACATCAACAACAGTAACTATTGGAGGTGTAGCAAGAGGGTGGTCATTAACAACTGGAGGCACCTCTACACCACCAGGTGGTGGCGGTGGCGGTTGTTTGGTTTACGGCTCAAACATAATGATGGCAGATGGCACAAGTAAAAAAGTTCAGGATATAGTAGTTGGAGATTCACTAGAAGCTATAACAGACACTACTTTAGATGAGAGCAACGAAGATGCCTATAAAACTTGGACAGCTCCTTCACTAGTAAATACAACTAAAACTACTTCTACAGTAGAAACAGTATATGTAGATTCTTACTCATGGTACTATATACTAAATGAAAAAGTACATGCAACATATGAACATCCTTTCTTAATATTAAGAGGGAACACTTATAGCTGGGAACGAGCAGAAGATATACTAGAAGGCGATTTCTTAGTTACAAATAATTTAGTATTAGAAAAAGTTTGGCGCAAACAGAGAGTAGACCAAGAAGTACAAACTTATAACTTTAATGTTGAAGACGCAGATACTTATATTGTAGAAAACATCGTAACACATAACTCGGAGCAGGTAAAAGAATAATGGATTGGATAATAAAAACAGGAACAGATAGCGAAGGAAATGCAGTAACAACAACTCTGGATTGTCAGATAAATGTTACTTGGGCATACTCACATCATGAGACAAAAGATTGTGGAGACTTAGAAATGATTGTAGATAAAGTATTTTTAACTTATACTGCAACAGATACAACAACTTCAAACGCACCTTATTTAATAACAGGACAGTCAGACCAAACTCTTACAGGAACTTATCAACTAGGGTTCTTTCCTACAACTAGAGCAAGTGGAGGCGCAAGTCCGTATACAGGAATTGTTAACGGCTGGACTCCTCACAATGCTTTAACAACAGATCAAATGAAACAATGGGTATTGGATGTGTTAAACGAAGGTGGAGGTTTTAGACTCAATGCCTTTAAAGTGCAGGTATGTCACGATCTTTATGGTGAACATTACTATGCTCCACCAGCTTAGATAACTACCCTTCAAAAATAATTCTTGACATCACCTCAAGTTTTTGATATAATTATTGCATATAGGAGTATTTTATGGCAGCGGGAAATTATGATATAGTTATCGATCAGGGAGCAGACTTTGCACTCTTGATTACTATTGCCGAAGACGGAGTCGCTACAAACTTATCAAGTCACACAGCATCCGCTCAACTTCGACCTACCCCCTCTTCAAATACCCTAACAGCAACATTCACCTGTACAATAACAGATGCTGCAAATGGTGCGCTGAAAATGTCCCTTGGACACGCAACAACAGCAAATATTACAGCAGGTAAATACTATTATGATTTAGAAATATATAATTCTGGCCTTGATTCAATGGCTAGATTAATTCAAGGTGTAGCAAGAGTTACACAAAATGTAACAAGATAATGGCAACAACGATAACTATTACTCCTAATAATACTAGCCTGAACGCCACTTCACAAACTACAACCTTGACAATATCTTCGGCAGTTGGTGGTAGTGCAAGTGATGCTGCAGGAATTACTTTATCTAATCCTGTAGGTACATTATCATCGCAATCAAATGTTGAAAACGCACTCAACTTTCTAGCAAATCAATTTTATGTTGCAACAACAGCTCCATCAGCAAACACACAAGATCTTGCTGAAGGAGATTTATTTTATGATACTGACGACAATCAGTTAAAGGTTTATCGAGATGTCGATGGCTCAGCTACTTTTGTTCCTATAATGATAGGTAACGACTCAGCAGATTCTGACACGATAGACGCAGGAGCTTTTTAATAGCTCAATAGGACAAAAACATGGCACAAACAATTAAAATTAAAAGAAGTAGCAGTTCCGCCACGCCAACTTCATTAAGTGCTGGTGAATTAGCGTATTCTTCTAATTCGCAGAAGCTATTTATTGGAGCTCCATCTGATGGAACAGTTACAACAATAGGGGGCGACTTATATGTCGCTATGCTCGACCATACTGCTGGTACTCTTACCGCAAGTTCTGCAATTCTTGTAGATGCACAAAGTAAAGTTGACCAGTTCAAATCTGGTAATATTGTAGTTACTGGTTCTTCAGATACAATCTCAACTTCATCAGGTAATTTAACTATAGCCCCAACAGGTGACTTAGTAGTTACTCACGGTGGTGCAATAGATGTAGATGCTCAAGCAACTGATTTATTAATTGCTGATAATGAAGCAGCATCTTTTGTTATAAAAGAAGGAACAACACCTTATTTATCATTTATAACAACTAATGGCTCTGAATCCATAAATGTAGGAACAATGTCTCTAAATACTGGCGGTACTTTAGAAGTTACAAGTTCAGCAAATGTGGGAAGTAATTTAGGAGTCACAGGTAACATTACTGTAAATACAAATAAGTTTACAGTATCAGCAGGAGAAGGTAATACAAGTATTAGTGGTACTTTAGGAGTAACTAATGCCGCAACTTTTTCTTCTGGAGTTACAATTACAGGAGCACTTACAGGTAACGGAGCAGTTACTTTAGGAGATGCTTCAACAGACACAATAACTATCAATGGTAATGCAACTTTCGGGAACACCGTAGACTTTAGTAATGGATTAAATGTTGCTTCTACAAATACTATTGATATGGGTGGAAATAGAGTACGAAATATTGGTACTCCTACCCAAGCAACAGACGCAACAACAAAAGCTTATGTAGATAGCGTTAAACAAGCACTAGACATTAAAGACTCAGCAAGAGTAGCAACCACAGCAAACTTAGCAGCTACATATGACAATGGAACAGGTGGTGTAGGAGCTACACTTACAGCAGATGCAAATGGTGCAATTTCAATTGATGGAGTCACTTTAACTTCTGGTAACAGAGTACTTGTTAAAAATCAAACTACTACTACTCAAAATGGTCTTTATAGCGTAACAACAGTCGGAGATGGAAGTACTGCTTTTGTACTAACAAGAACAACTGATGCAGATTCTTCTGCAGAAGTTACAGGTGGTATGTTTACATTCGTTGAAGAAGGTACTACAAATGGCGACAATGGTTTTGTTTTAACTTCAGTAACAGGCTCCGCAACATTAGGTACAGACAACTTAGTATATACACAATTCTCAGGTGCTGGACAGATAACAGCAGGAGACGGTTTATTATCCACAGGTAACACTTTAGATGTAAGAGTAGACGATACAACAATTGAAGTTAACTCTGACATTTTAAGAATAAAAGGTATTGGGTCAGTTTCAGAAGGCGACTTAATCTTTGGAGCAAATGGCGGCAGTTCTTATACTAGACTTGCTATCGGAGCTTATGACTCTACTAATTCAGTAGGACAAGTACTGCAAGTTGGAGCAAACGGAACAATAGCATGGAGTAATATATTAGACGGAGGTACGTTCTAATATGGCTCATGTGATTAAACCAAAAAGGTCAGAAACAAGTGGTAATATACCAGAGTCAAGTGACCTACAAACACATGAAATTGCGATGAATATCGCAGACGGTAAGATTTATACAAAAGCGGCTAATGGTTCAATAGTAACAATAGGTTCTTCAGGTGGACAAACCGAAGACGATGTACTAGCGTTAGCCATAGCACTAGGATAGAAATATGGCTTCATCATTTAAGACAGCAACGGCAGCAAATGTAGGCACTTCGCTTACAACGGTTTATACATCACCAGTAGGTAGTACCAGCACTATAATAGGTATGTACTTATGTAATCAAAGTGGTGGCTCAATCGAAGCAAACACTGTTTTCAGTGATAGCAGTTCATCTACATTAGTAAACATAACACATAATACACCAATACCAAGTGGCACGTCAATAGCGGTCATAGGTGGAGACGCAAAAGTAGTATTAGAGGCAGGGGACAGTATACAAGTACAAAGCAACGTAGCAAGTAGTATCGATGTAGTCCTATCATATTTGGAGCAAACATAATATGGCATTAATAGGTAAGGAAAATCATTTAGTCTCCGTATTGGAGGCCAATGCAGTCGGAACTACTGAAATAGTAAGTAATTCTATTACTGCAAGCGAGATAGCAGCAAATGCAGTAGGCTCCAGTGAAATCGCAGCAAACGCTGTCGGAACATCGGAGATTGCTACTAACGCTATAGGCTCAGCACAATTACAAGCATCCGCTATCACAGGTGTAGCAGATAACTCAATAGACGCAGCATCTATAGCTGCAAACTCAGTAGACTCTAGTGAAATAGTAAGTGGGTCAATAGACACCATACATATAGGCACAGGACAAATTACAACAGCTAAAATAGCCGCTAATGCTATTACTTCCGCAGAAATTGGAACAGGAGTAATAGGCTCTTCAGAAATAGCAGGTAATGCGGTTACAACTGCAAAAATTGCTGCAAACAACGTTACTGCTCATCATATTGCTGATGGGAGTATCACTAGCACTCAACTTGGAGCAAACAGTGTTGACAGCGCAGAATTAATTACTGGCTCTATCGATACGATACACATAGGTAACTTACAGGTTACTACTGCAAAAATCGCTGCAGATGCGATAACAGGTGCTAAAATTGCTGATGACTCTATAGATTCAGAACATTTAGTAGATGCTAGTATAGATACAGCACATATTGGAGACTTACAAGTAACTTCAGCTAAAATAGCTGCTAATACTATCGCAACAGGAAATGTAGCAGATAACGCAATAGATGGAACAAAAATAGCTACAGATAGTGTTCAAGCAAGACATATAGGAGCCGCCGCAGTAGGTGCTTCTGAACTTGCATCAAACTCAGTAGATTCAGCAGAATTAGTAACTGGCTCAATAGATACAATACACTTAGCAACAGACTCAGTAACAGCAGGTAAGATAGCTGCAAACTCAGTAGACTCAAGTGAATTAGTAAGTGGTAGTATTGATACTATACACATAGGAGCTTTACAAGTTACAACTGCAAAAATAGCAGACGACGCAGTTACAAGTGCAAAGATAGCTGATAATACTATTGCTACTGGTAATATAGCAGATAACGCAGTAGATGCTTCAAAAGTTGCTACTAATTCGCTATTATCAAGACATATAGCTACAGGTAATATAGATGCAAGTCATATTGCAGCAAACGCTGTGTCAGCTTCAGAATTAAAATCAGATGCACTTGGTGGACAGACATTCACAGGAAATGTCACACTTTCAGGTAATCTAACTGTAAACGGAACAACTACAACAGTTAACTCAACCACTACAACAATTGCCGATCCATTAATGGAACTCGGTACAGGAACAACAGGAACTCCATCAAACGATGCAGGTATCGTAATAGAAAGAGGAGACTCTAACAATGCCTTTATGGGATTTGATGAAAGTGCAGATAAGTTCCTTATGGGTACAGGTACATTTACTGGTGCTTCAACAGGCGACTTAACAGTAACAACAGGAACACTTGTAGCTAATATAGAGGGTAATGTAACTGGCGATTTAACAGGAAACGCTGATACAGCTACTACTCTAGCAACAAATAGAGCTTTCTCTTTAACAGGAGATGTAACAGCTTCAGCAGTTAATTTTAACGGAGGAGCTGCAGTAGCTTTATCAACAACTTTGGCTGCAAACACAGTAGACAGCGCAGAAATAGTAACAGGTTCTATTGATGCAATTCATATTGCAGATAATGCAGTAACAACAAATAAAATAGCAACGGACTCTGTAGGAGCCGCAGCTATTGTTGCAGGAGCAGTTGGTTCAAGTGAATTAGCTTCTAACTCAGTAGATTCAGCAGAATTAATTTCAGGTTCTATAGACACAATACATTTAGGAAACTTACAAGTTACAACAGCTAAATTAGCAGCAGATTCTGTTACAACAGTAAAGATACTTGATGCAAATGTTACCAACGCAAAACTAGGTGCTAACTCTGTAACCTCAGCTAAAATAGCAGCAAACTCAATAGATAGTTCCGAAATTGCTTCAGGAAGTGTAGACAGAATACATTTAGCAGCAGATATAGTAGATGGTACAAAAATAGCAGATGATTCTATAGATTCAGAACATTATGTAGATGGCAGTATTGATACAGCACATTTAGGAAACTTACAAGTTACAACAGCAAAGATTGCCAATGCTAATGTAACAAATGCAAAACTAGGAGCTAACTCTGTAACAGCAGCTAAAATAGCCGCTAACGCTGTTGGGTCAAGTGAGATTGCAAATAATTCTATAACAACTACACAATTATCAAGTGCAGCACTTGATGGTAAATCAATGACAGGAAATATGGGATTTAGCGGTGCTAATATAGGTCTTGGTAATGGTACTAGTGCTATAATTGAGGTAAAAGGTAAGTTAGGTATTCAAGATGCAAATCCAGTTCAAAAACTTCATATAGACGAAGTAGCTGGTATGGATGTAGGTACAGGAACTTCAACAGCAACTACACAATTTACACTAGACAGTTTTGCAGCAGCTACATTTAGAACTGCCAAGTATCTAGTACAGATTACAAATAGTACAGATTCAGATTATCAATCTTTAGAAATAGTACTATTCCATGACGGAACAACAGTTTATTTAACACAGTACGCTTCTATATTTGACAATGGCGCACAAGCAACATTTGATGCAGATATAAGTGGTGGTAACGTAAGATTAAGAGTAACTCCTGCTTCAACAGACAGCATGAGTTATAAGTTCATTAGAACAACAATAGAGGTATAAAATGGGAACAAAATTAAACTTTAACATCGAGGACGCAGGTTTAAGTGTTGATGGTAGTGAAAAGTTTGACAGCGCAGGAGCTGCAGCAGATATTACTATAGCAGCGGATAAAATCACAAGTGGAACTGTTTCATCAGCAAGACTACCATATACAATTACTCAAACAGCTCCCACTAACGTAAGTGGAACATCGAGTGGTCATATATGGTTTGTATATTCGAGTTAATATATGGCGTTATATATCAATGACAACGGTAGTTTACGAACTATCGACTTCCTTGCCGTTAATGACGGTGGCACACTTCGTCGTGTCAATGAAGTATATGTAAATGATAGTGGGTCTTTAGCGGGCCCGTTTGAAATCGTATTTGTCACTGATAGAAATACTAATACTAATACAACGTATATTTCTGGTACTCAAGAAACTTCATTTAATACTACAACAATATTTAATACCACAAGAGATACTATCTCTACATTTAATACTTCTAGAGTATCTACTTTTAATACACAAAGAACTACAGAAACAACTAGAGATACAGTATCTACTTTTACCACAAGTAGAGCAACTGATACTGTATTTAGCACAACTACAACATTCAACACTACCATTACAACTACAACAGGTTTTGGTACTACAACAACATTTAACACCACGTTAAGTACTACTACTATATTCAGTACAACTACGACTTTTGAAACAAGTAGAGTAACTACATTTAATACTTCACTAGCTACTGTTACTGCATATACAACTGTGACAGCCTATACAACATTCTTTGATACAGTAATTGCTACATCAAGAAATACAGGTTTTACAAATAGCACAAATACATCAGTAACAACATCTAGAGGAACAACTACTTCTATAGCAACTCTTACAAACTTTGGAGCAGTTACAACATTTAGTAATGCAACGAATACTTCTATAGCAACTCTTACAAACTTTGCGGCAGTTACAACATTTAGTAATGCAACGAATACTTCTATATCAACTATTACAAACTTTGCAGCAACTACAACATTTACAAATAGTACAAATACAAGTGTAAGTACAACGAGAAATACAAATACATCTATATCAACTATTTCCAACTTTACAGCAGCTACAAGTTTTGTAACAACATTTACAAATAGTACAAATACAAGTGTAAGTACAAGTAGAGCAACTACTACTTCTAGAAAAACAACATTCGCTGTAAATACAGCTTTTATAACGACATTTGGAGCAAGTACAAATACATCAGTAAGCACAAGTAGAAGTACCAATACTTCTGTAAATACAGCATACCCTGCTGTAAATACTAACACAGCAAGAGTTACAACATTCGGAGTAAATACAGGGTTTACAAACTCTACAAATACTTCTGTAAATACAGCATATCCAAATGTAAATACTAACACAGCAAGAGTTACAACATTCGGGGTAAATACAGGGTTTACAAACTCTACAAATACTTCTAGACAAACAGCATTGCCTAATGTTAATACAAATACAGCTGTAACTACTACTACTTCGCAAAATACAAATACAGGTAGAGCAACTACTACTTCTAGACAAACTAACGTAAACGTTACTACAAGCTTTACAAATAACACGAATACGTCAATAAATACAGCATACGGCACATCAAGAGCTACATCGTTTACAAACTCTACAGGATTTACGAATAATACAAATACATCTGTAGGAACAACAACATCAAGATCTACAGCATATGCTACTGGAGGTACTAACCTAACTGTATTCGTAGTTAATACAATTGTATCCTTCTGTGAAGAGCAATTTGAAACATTCTTTGACTTTATGACAGAGAGTAGAAATACAAATACAGCAGCTAATACAACAAGAAATACTCAACTACTTGCCGTTCTTACAACATTCGCTGTAGCAACAAATACTGCAAGAAACACTAATACAGCTAGAAATACAGCATATAATACTACAAGAGGTACAGCCATACCTGTAGCATCAACAAATACATCTAGAGGAACAACAACAAGTTATGGTACAGCGTTACCAAATATTACTACTGCATTTACAAACGTAACTCAATATGGCGTAAGTACAGGATTTACAAATGCAACTACTACTTGTAGAACAACAACATTCGCTGTAAATACAAATACAGCAGTAGCTACAAATACATCAGTAAGTACAGGATTTACTAATGCTACTACTACTTCAATAACAACAACATTCGCTGCAAATACAAATACAGCAGTAGCTACAAATACATCAGTAAGCACAGGATTTACAAATAGTACAAATACAAGTGTAACTACAACATTCGCTGTAAATACAGCTTTTATAACAACATTCGCGGCAAATACAAATACAAGTGTAAGCACAAGTAGAAGTACAAATACTTCTAGACAAACAGCATTGCCTAATGTTAATACTGCATTTATAACAACATTTGCTGCAAATACAAATACAAGTGTAAGTACAACAAGAAATACAACTACTTGTGTGTCAACTATTACAAACTTTGTAGGAGCAACCTCTTTTATAACAACATTTGCTGCAAACACAAATACAGCATTAGGTACTACTACTTCAAGAACTACTATAAGTACATTCGGAGTAAACACAAATACATCATTAGGTACTACCACTTCAAGAAGTACTCAAACAACATTTGGTGTAAATACAAATACATCATTAGGTACTACTACTTCAAGAAGTACTCAAACAACATTTGCAGCTAATACCTCTTTTGTAACAACATTCGCTGTAAATACAGCTACTAGTAGAACAACTACATTTGAAACAGCTTTCCAAACTTCAAGAGCAAGTTCTAGAAATACTGGAACATCTAGAAGTACAACTACTGTATTTGAAACAAATAGAACAACTACATTTAATACAAGTAAGTCAACACTTACAAGTAGAGCAACTGTTACTACATTTAATACACAAAGAACTACAGAAACAAGTAGAGATACAGTATCTACTTTTAATACAACAAGAAGTACAGACACAGTTAGAAGTACAACAACAACATATAATACAACAATTACAACTACAACAGGTTTTGGTACTACAACAACATTTAATACAACTATTACCACAACCTTTAATACCACGGTCACAACAACTACAACATTTAATACAAGTAAGTCAACACTTACAACAATTACAACAGATCATTTAACGACGATTCAAACTTTAACACAAACGTCGATATTTGAAAGATTAACCGCCAGCTCAGCTGGAACCTTATTTGACACTGAAGTTACAAGTGACGCAGATTATGGATTCTCCTTCTGGGATGGCTCAAAATGGAGTGAAACATAATGTCAATACAAGATACAAGAGTTCCTTTAAATGAACGAACTAAGGTCGATACAGATTATTTAAATAAAAAAATGGAAAGCATGATGAGTGCTTTCTTTGAAAGTATCGGTGAATACGAGGAAAGAGTAAAAAACTTAGAAAAAATAATATTTGAGTTAAAACAAAATGGCAGTTAAATCTAAAAACCCAATAGATGCCATGACTATTAACGAAAGCCTTGGAGATATTCCTACTCATGTAATGAAGTCAGGTTCGTGTTTTAGACCTAAAGAGGATTTAAACCGACTAGCAGAGTTTAAGAAGAGAATAATTCCTAGAGATTATAGAGGATTGCCTTTTGAGTATGACCTTTGGTTTAATACTAATGAAAGGTACTCTATTAGAAGCTGGTTATATACAGATTTTTTAGGAAATGGGATTTATATTAGAGTTAATTCCATATTAATAAATAACAATCTACTACATTCAATTGCTCTTAGAGAAAAAGAGATTGATTGGGATAGAATAGAAAAAATAAGAGAAAATCTACATAATAAATATACTTTGCAAACTCCACAAGAGTTTCCTGAAAAAGTTATTTTCCCGCCAGGAAGCAACTTAATGAATAAAAACGTTGTATCTTGGAGAAGAATGAAAGACCATGTAGATAGAGGATTTAAAGTAAAACCACATCCAATAACAGCACATCTTTGGAGAGCAAAATTAAAGATGGAACTAGGAGAAGAAAACGTCCTAGGACACAAGGAAGGTGGTTTTGAAGTATTACTTAACTGCAAAGAAGCTGCAGTATGCCCTAACAGTGAAATGGGTATTATAGCATTATTATTAGATAAACAATTAAGTTTAGTTTCAACGCCATATAGCGCAAGAGAAAAACAACCTCTTACCTATGAAGCGGTATATCATGCAATATCACAACCAGATGTACGAAACTCAAGAGAAGCTTTACTTAAAATATTATCAAGCAAGAGGTCAGGAATGATATTTGACTTCGATGAAGATGCAGAAGAAAGAATGTATCTTTACCAGGAAAACTTTTGGGATTATAAAACAAAATGATAGAAATATTACTTAGATACCACCCTAAATATTCCATGTTTACGTTTGCCTCTTTGTTAGATAAGACAGAGAAGTTTCGTTTGCATGTGTATATGTCCGATAATGAATACGACCAAGATGTTGCAGATTGGCTCATACAGAGTTTTGATAACGTACAAGTATATCAAGCTCCTTACGATACCCATGTAGCTGCAAAACAGATTTTACAGTTTAAAAGACATTGGATGGGTAAAGGTAAAATAAACAAAATTATACAAAGCTATACACGCGCACCTATATTTACAAAAGAACTTATAGGAAATCAACTACCACCTAATTCTTGGTTTAAAAAGTTAGTTGCAACAACTTCTAGAAATACTTTTCATAATCATGGTATTTTTAAAACTTACTATAATATACTAGGTCAGACTGGTGGATATAAAGTGGACACTTCTTTTTTAATATGGAACTGGAATGAGTTAGAAAACATGACAGAATCTGAACTATTTATGAAAGATGGCACTCCTCCTATTCAAAAATATAAGTGGGAACATGATCTTGATGCTTACATAAATCATGCAAGAGATGAACAAATAACAACTTACTTTAAAACTATAGAAACAAGTAAGATGCCTATTTATATGCACGGCAAAGTAGACCCTTTAATAGAATTAGATGCTCTTGGAGCGATGGATTGTATTAATTATAATATTATGTTAAGAAAAGCATACAACTTAGATATACCAAGTTACTTATTAGAAAGAGATTACTATGAGTGTAGAACAGGTTTACAATTAAGTATACCTTGGGATTTATACACTCCACTAATGGAAAAGATTCCAGCTAGATTTAAAGACGGAAGATTAAATGAAAAGATTTTAATTAAGTCGAATAAACAAAAAGCTGCTGCTGGTAAATTAATTACAGCAGGATTTTCATTGGGTAAGGTCTAGTTGCTCGTCTTTTAAGTCAGATAAGATTTTCCAATCTAACTTCCCTTCTTTATACCATTTCCATACCCAACCCTTTTCATGAGGGTTGTGTGGATTTACGCTCGCACTATTAAAAGGGATATGCCAACTAGAGGGCTGATTGCCTCCAGAGAATATTGGTAATTTCTTTGAAAAGAAATCGAATCCAATCAATGTAATATTTTCACATTTGAGTTTTGTGAGAAAATATAAAATACCGAGAAATCCAGCAGAAGGCCTTGCACCTTTTGTGGCTTTATTAGACTCCGCCCCTATCTGAGCAAAAATCTTTAAAAGTTCTTCATCGGAAAACATAATCGTATAATCATCAAACGGCAGGTCTAGTTCTGGCTCTACATTCAAGTGGATTCTACTACGATTAAATAGAATCTCCGCATTTGGAAAATGATGCCAATAATTTTTTCTTAACCAACCTGTGACCCAAAAATCTGTTTTTGACCCTACGGATTTTGAAATATCTTTTCTAGGTACTCCTTGGCCAAAGCGAACAACATGGTCAAAACTATCTATGTACTCTCCATAATTATGTTGTAATATTTCTACAGAGTTTCCTACTAATATTACTGAATCTTTTTGTATATCTCTTGCCATTCTTGGGAGTACTCCTCGTTGTCGTTTATACCATGCCACGGTCCACCATCTGTAAAGTGAACTGCTTTTGGATTTTTAAATTGATAATAATTTATCATTGCGTTATATTCAGCAGGCAAACTTCCAATACCATCTGCCCAAAGCATCTCATGTAAAAAACCCGCTGGGGCTTGGTTTACAGCAGTTTTTGTAAGTTCTTTACAATGACGATTATTAAATAACATCAAAGATGACCAATACTTTCTACGATAGTCTAAGTTTAGTTTACCATTCATTTTTGTATTTGGAGGTAAAAAAGCGGGATGCTGAACACAATATACACCTAGTCTATTATCCATCCATTCTATATCCATAAAATCAAATAATTCAGCAGGGTCACATCTCCACATAAAATCACTATCACAGAATAAAGCATACCCTTGATAATCAGAAAGATAAGGTACTAGAAACCGTGTGAAAGCAAACTCTGTACTTTCATTTTGAAACGGTCTCCAGTATACTCCTTGCTCTTCTAGTTCACTACGTATTAATGGTTTGATAACATGGCTACGATTGTATCTTAAAATACTTTCCTTACATACTTCGTATGCTTCAGGTTGTTTTGAATCGTAGCCAATATAAATTACCATATTAATCCTCTTTTAGTTGAGACCCTAAGTCGTTTATATAGGCTTGTCTAGCCGTTTTTAACGCAGCTAGTTGTTGCTCTGTTTCAGCGATTTTTGTATCGCAATAGTTCATTGCAACTACTATTAACTTTTGGTCTTTAGTAAACTCATCGGTGTCGTAATCAACACCATCTATACTTATCATTTCTTGTATTTGCATTATTTAAATATATCCTGCCAATTTCCTTGTGTACTAGCCTTAGCATACTCAGTAGCACGGTTTTCAAAAAAGTTGGTATGCTCAACTGCATTTACCTGCATATCAATCCAAGGAAGTGGATTAACTGTACTATGGAATATTGCTTTCATACCAAGACCTAATAATCGTCTATCGGCGATGTATCTTATGTATTCTTTCACTTCTTTTGCTGTTAAATCTTTGATATCTGCTTTATCAAAACAAACATCAATAAACTTATCTTCTAATTCAACAACGCGCTCTGCTGCACAATATATCTCATATTTTAGTTTATCTGTCCATATTTCTGGATTTTCTGCGATAAAGGTTCTAAAGAGTTTTGATAGCCCTTCAACGTGAAGTGACTCGTCTCTTATAGACCATGTTACTATCTGCCCCATACCTTTCATAAGGTTATGTCTAGGATAGTTTAGAAGTATAGCAAAACTACTGAATAGTTGTACTCCTTCTGTGAATCCACTGTAGACTGCCATTGTTTTTGCAATCTCGTGTGGATTATTCATATTGAAGTCAGTGATGAGGCTGATGTGAATTTGTATGGAGGTGAGGGTAAGCCACGAAAACAGATAAAAATTGATTATTCTTATGTTGTGAAAGGCTATGAATATATTGGTACAAAAGTAGGTGCTCTCGATGGCTTATTTTTGATGTCTAATTTTGAGACTAAGATATGTTCCGCGTTAAGGAATTCTTATCAAGCCAATAAAGAAATTGACATATGGTATAAAGAAGCTTCGCCCTGGGTGTCGGTTTATTACAATAAAATCAGCGTATATACAGATAAAATTTTTTTATTACTCATCACGATAGTTGTAACTATAATTTTAGAAGTTTTATTTGTGTGGGGTGAGCCGCAAAATCCAGCTCTCATATACATAGTTATACTCTTTGTTACTTTTTACATATTGCTTGAGCGTTTGAGTGCATGGAAGGATGCTAGAAAAATAAAATTAAATAGAAAGCTAGTAGATGTAAACTAACAGAGTCAATTTACTCTGAGCCCCAACTGGACACTAAAACATACTAAATTGCAGGTTAAAAGTGACGCACCCTTTAATTATATGGGTTACCAATAATTCACGGATGAATACCATCAAAAGCGGCAACAGCATGCAACTGGGTGAGGAGCTAAGCTTTATCACCTCAACACGCTTTGCAGGGCGAGGTCACCTACAAACACCCAGAACCTACAACGTCATCGCTGGATCATACCTTGTTGTTAACGCCTATGCAGGCAGTGTCT